GCGAGCGCCTCGGCCGTCGCCAGGCCGCCCTCGGCGCCGGCCGCGAGCAGCTGGGAGACGGTCGTCTGGTTCAGCCCCTGGGCCGTCAGCCTCTGGACCAGGTCCGAGTACCGCTTGGCGTCGGCGACCTTGTTCTTGAGCTGGTCCAGCAGCGACGTGATCGAGACCGAGCCGTCCTCCTGCTGCCCGAGCGCGGTCACGTCGCCCGTGGCCACGATCGAGTCCCTGACGGACGCCGCGTACTCCTTGGCCGCCTTCCTGAGCTCCTCGACCCGCTTGCGGGCCTCGGCCAGCTTGGACGACAGCCGGTCCTGGGCCTTGCCGTTCTTCTCCATCGCCCTGTACTCGTCGGCGAGCGACTTCATGACGGCCTTGGTCCGCTTGGCCAGCTCCTTGCCGTCGTACTTCTTGTCGAGCGCCTCGCGGATGCGGGCGGTCAGGGCCTTGAGCGACTTCTCGACGCCCCTCTCGCCGTCGGTGAAGCCGTCGACCAGGCCCTTGATGATGAGGCGGCCGGCGGGGCGCAGCAGCTTCTTGTCCCGGTCGCGGGGGCCCTTCCAGTCGGGGATCTTGTCGGTGAGCGCGCCGAGCTTGTCGGTGACCGCGCCGATCATCGACTCGAGGCCGTCGAGCAGGCCCTGGATGATGTCCCTGCCGGCGTTGTACAGCAGCGACCCGAGGTTGCCCAGGGCGCCCGTGATCTTGCCGGGCAGGCCCCGCACGAGCGACGTGACGCCGGAGATGCCGCTCGTGACGGCGTTCTTGATCGAGGTCCACGCGGACGACAGCGCCGACTTGATTCCGTTCCAGGCGGCGGTGGTCCCGGACTTGACGGCGTTCCAGCCGCCCGTGACCAGGGCCTTGACCCCGTTGACCGCGCCGGACACCAGGGCCTTGATCCCGTTCCAGACGCCCGAGATGACGGCCTTGATCCCGTTCCAGGTCGCCGACGTGGCCGCCTTGATGACGCCCCAGGCGACGCGGACCACGGTCTTGATGACGTTCATGGCCTGGGAGACGACGCCCTTGATGACCGAGAGCGCGCCGGACACGATCTGCTTGATGCCGTTCCAGGCGCCCTTCCAGTCGCCCTTCAGCAGGGACGAGACGACCTTGAAGATGCCGGCGATGATCTGGAACGCGCCCTTGAGCACGGTGGCGACGTTGGTCATCGTCGTGGTGATGTACTTCAGGATCGTCCCGCCGAAGCGCTGCCAGACCGCCGAGATGACGCCGGTGACGATCGTGACGACGCTCTTGATGATCGACAGGGCCGACGTGATGATCTGCTGGACCGAGGCCCAGATGGCCTGCACCTGGGGCTGGATCTTGCCCCAGTTGGCCATGATCGCGGCGGCGACCTGCTGGACGATCGGGAGCACGACGGCGACGAGGCCCTTGAAGGCGTCGACGATGCCCTGGACCGCCGGCACCACCGAGGTCTGGAAGAAGGACACGAGGGGCGCGAGCTTGCCCTGCCCCTGGCTCGCGCCGTCGAAGAGCGCCCGGAAGCGGTCGACCAGCGGGCGCAGGAAGTTGGCGACGGCCGTGAACGCCGGCCCGAGGTTGGCGTTCATGAACGTCAGCAGCTTGGTCAGGACGGGCAGGAGCGCCGCGCCGACCTTGGCCTTGACGTTCTCGAACTGGGCGGCCAGGACCTGCTGCTGGTGGGCGAGCGTGTCGGTCTCGCGGCCGAAGGCGCCCTGCGTCTTGGCCGACTGCTCGTTGATGAGCTTCATGGCGGCCTGGCGCTGGATCGCGTCCTGCTGCGCGGTCGTCAGGCTCTTGAGGTCCTTGCCGTACTTCTTCTGCGCGAGGGCGGCGGCCTCGGTCGAGATGGTCGACGCCTTCAGCGAGACGCCGTACCGCTCGAGCGGGTCGAACTCCCCCTTCAGCGCGGAGGACAGCGCGTCGACGGCCTCGGTCGCGGTGCCGCCGAAGGTGGCCGACAGGTCGGCGCCCTTCTTGATGACGAGGTCGGTCTGCTTCGCGAGCTCGTTGCCCTTGAGGCCCTTGTTCGCGAAGAGGGAGCCGATGATGTTGGCGTTCTCGCGGTACTGGTTCGCGGAGAGGCCGACGGCCTGCGCGGCCCTGTTCGAGTTGTCGATGATCGACTTGGCCGACTTGCCGAACACGGTCTCGGTGGCGCCGATGGACTGCTGGGCGTCGGAGGCGGCCTTGACCGAGTCGGCGCCGAACTTCACGGCGGCCGCGCCGGCGACCACCAGGCCGCCGGCAACGGCGGCGCCCGCGATCTTCCCGAACTTGCCGAGCTTGGAGCCCAGGCCGGAGGCGTCGCCGGCGACGGAGTTCATCTCCCGCCGCGCCTGCGACGCGTTGGCCAGGATCGAGATCCTGATGGGACCGGCCAAGGCTCAGCCCTCCTTCACTTGACTCCGTTGAACTTCTTGCCGGCCTCGAAGAACTGCTCGCGCTCGAGGTTGGTCAGCTCCCTGTAGACGTGGGGGGTCTGGCGCGTCAGCAGGCACCAGACCGCCATGTCGTGGGCCCTCAGGCGGGCTGCGAGGCGTCTTTTCCCACCTCGGTCACCGGCTCCTCGGGCTCGACCTCGTCCTCCTCCGCCTGGAAGTAGGCGTTGCACTCGCGGAGGGTCATCCCCATCGCGGACTGCTTCGCCTCGTGGGCGTTCTGGCCGCCGCGGGTCAGGTGGACGAACACCAGGGCCCGCAGGGCCTTGACGCCCTTCTGCTCGGCGTCGGCGTAGATGTCGATGCCCATGTGCTGCTCGATGGCGATCTCCTCGAAGCCCGTGAGGGACTCCGCCATCTCGTTGACGCTGATCTGCGCGCTCATGCCTTCTCCTTGTGCGTGATGAGGTAAGCCGCCGCGGCGACGAGAACCTCGGGGTCGTCCTTGGCGTAGCCGAGGACCCAGTTGCACGAGGTGCAGAGGATGCCCCTGACCTCGCCCGTGTCGTGGTCGTGATCCACGTGCCAGCCGCGCCAACGGCCGGCTGGTTCGGTCGACCGGCAGACGGCGCACGAGTAGTCCTGGCTCGCCAGGAGGTCCTCGAAGTCCTGCTCGGTCATCCCGTACCTGGTCTTCAGGTGGTACTGCCTCGCCCGCTCTTTCATGGCGTCACGGTTCCGGCGCCGCTTCACCGCCTCGGAGCAGGAGGACGAGCAGTACTTCCTGGTCGCGCGGGCAGACTCGAAGCCGGCGCCGCACTCGACGCAGACCCGAGGCTTCATGACGACCGGACCGGTCGGCACGTAGTTGTCCCGGCTCACTGGAACCTCTTCTCCCTGATCTTGCGGTTCACTTCGTCCTCGAGCATCTGGAGGGCCTTCGGCTGCATGACCTGGTCTGCCTTCTGCATGAAGCCCGAGGGGGCGATGCGGCGCGCGCTCCACCCGTAGTTGATGGGCCCGGCGTAGGGGACGGATGCCCTGCCGGCCGCGACCACGGCCTTGCTCTTGGCCCTGTTGCCGCGGATGTCCGCGGCGAGCCTTCCGCTCCTCCTCGGCGCGAACGAGGACGCCGCCTGGGCGCCCTCGCTCGCGATCTTGGAGAACGCGTCCTTCAGGTCGTCGACCTCCAGGCCCATCTGCTGCAGGGCCCGGACCACGGAGGTCAGGCCCTGCACCTGGAAGCCGGTCGACTTGCTGGCCACGGCTCAGGCCGTGACCTTGGTCGGCTTGGCGTCGAGCACCCAGGAGCACTCGAACGTCATGCGGGCGGACGTCGAGCTGTCCGCCTCGCCGCCGATGAAGTCGCCGTCCGGCTCCGTCACCGTGGCGTTGAAGGTGTAGTGCGGCTGCGAGACCGAGGCGGTCGCGTTGCCGTACGGCTTGAGGATGCCGGCGACCGTGGTGCCGGCGGCCGTCCAGACCTTGTCCCACAGGGTCGTGGTCGCGAGGTCCTGGACCGCCGTGAACTCCAGCCGGTACTCGCGGGAGCCGCCGGCCGCCGCGTTGCTGAAGGTCACGAAGTCCGAGTCCGCCTCGCCCGAGGTGATGACGGCCTTGCTGACCTGCGCCGTGTAGTCGGTGCCGGCGATGCTGAGCACCAGCGTGCGGGTTCCGAGTGCTGCCATGGTTTCTACTCCTGTCAGAACGTGCCGGTGATGACACGGGTGGGCTTGGCGGTGAGCACCCAGGAGCACTCGAAGGTCATCCGCGCCGAGCTGGACGAGTCCGCCTCGCCGCCGATGAAGTCGCCGTCGGGCTCGGTGATGACCGCGTTCGCCTGGATGAACGGCTGCGTGGCCGAGGCCGTGGTGACGCCGTACGGGCTGAGCGAGATCGCGGCGGTCGTGCCGGCGCTGGCGAAGACGAGGTCCCAGATGGTCCCCGCCGCCATGTCCTGGACCGCTGTGAACTCGAGCCGGTACTCCCGGCCCCCGCCCGCTGCGGCGTCCGCGAACGTGACGAAGTCGCTGTCCGCCTCGCCCGACGTGATGACCGCCTTGGACACCTGGGCGGTGTACTCGGTGGACCCGATCTTGATCTTCATGGTTCGTGTTCCAAGCGCGGCCATGGCCTACTCCTCTTCCCTGTGTCCTTCGATGACGACGACCGGGACCGCCCCGGTGTCGAGTGCGAGCTGCTGGGGCGCCATCGACCGCACCACCAGCTCCTCGGCGACGGCCGCGCGAAGGACCGGGCCGTTCTCGTCCAGCCACTTCTCTGCCTGGGCGAGGTCCTGCGGCAGGAACACCACGACCTGCCAGTGCACGAGGCCCCCGAACGGGTTGGGGTACTCGGTGCGGTCCATGCGGACCATGCCCTGGCCGGGCCGGGTGACCTGCCTGAAGTACGGCGACACGTTGACGCCGTCGACGGAGGAGGCGGCGTCCGCGATCGCCTGCCTGGTGCCTGCGTTGCTCACGCCGCCTCCTCCCTCTCTCCGTTGAAGGC